CACCAAAGTGTTTAGAAAGTTTGTTAACAAGATTGACAGTGTTCTCTGCTTCAAAACTTCTACCTGATGGATCTCCTATGATGCCATTGTCATTAATTGTACCTCTACCAAAGGATTGGAATACAATAATTTTATCTTTTCCAGTTTTTGCTTTTACTTCATCAATAAGTTTTTTACCTGTCATTTTTTCTTGCATTGATAATTTAATTGTAGGTTTAGGAAGTTCTCTTACACCTTTGTTATTAATTGCAATGTCATATGCTTCATGAAGGTTACATTTTTGATTATAATATTCCCATACTCTATATGGTTCAGGTGTTAATAAATTTCTATCTTTTAATTTATCTTGGAATAAATTTTTGTGCCAAACATCATATGTCCTGTTAAAAAGATCTGGATGTCCTTTATAAAAATCTGTTCCACCTTCACATACTATAACAAAATCATCATCTGGATTTTCTTCTTTAAATTTTTCTAATGCTGGAATACTTGAGATTGTCCTTCCTGCTCCACCATTAATAAAAATTGCTGTATTTCTTTTTTCTGTCATTTGTTAATATTTCCTTTGATATAGATACTTATTTAGAAATCCCAGTAGAACATCTGAGTTCCGGTTCTTGGCATTTGTACTTCCCATTTGCCGTTAATTACTACTCCACTAGGACTGCTTGTAGGTAAATCGTGCCTATTACCGTACTTGTCACAACAACTGTCAACTGTAATAATAGGTATTCTATACTGTAGACTCATCATTCTTAAATGTATGTCATGCCATTCCATCCAAATCTCATCTTGATCGTTGCCTCTATCACCATTTGTGCTATGCAATATCAACTCAACACCGTTCATACTTGCTAACATTGGTAAAGACGGAGCATTAAATCTAAATCCATTTCCCCAAAAATCATTACATATCATTCCGGTTGTTCTAATACCGTTGCAATAATGTGTTTTAATTGTTCCAGGAGGATCTGCTAATACTTGGTCCCAACTACTGCTAGGACTATCCATGCCACCTACTATGTATTGTTTGTTTGTTGCACCTAAAAATAATCCTTCAGGGTCATAATATCTTATTTGATTTTTTCTTATTGCGCCTCTATGTTCTACGTCTACCCAAAGTGTGCCTAATGCTAAACCAATTTGTAAACCTTGTGCTTTAGCAACTAGTTCTGTTGCGGCTGACTGTATTCCAGTCACTCCGTCCTTTGCTACTAAATCAAAATTAGGAAAATATCCTGTAAGAGATCCTTCAGGAGTGATCAACCAATTTACTTCATTTTCTTTACACCAATCTAAACAGTCTAAAATTACCTGTTTGTTCTTTTCTATTTCCTGTGTTACAGGCATCTGTAAGCCAGCAAATCGTACCGGTGGTCTTTCTTCTGTTTGCATACAGATATTTACAGAATAAAAAAGGCGCCGTAGCGCCTTTTGAATTTACTTATTTTTTATTAAATTGTTCCGCAAGGGGAACTAGGATAAAGAACTTTCCAAGCCGCATATCTTTGGCACTTATGTATTTTAAATTTAGCACCAGTACCTGCACTTGAAGTAGTATAAGTAGCGTCTGCATATTCTTTTGCTTCTCTACCTATAACAATGTCGTTACCGTCATTTATTGCTTGGTTGCTTGATAGTTTAATACCTGTTATAGCACCACTACCATCAACTGTTGTGACAGTAACTTTCATTGCATCAGCAGTAATATAATCACCTATATCTGCTTTTGCAAAACTTAATTCGTCATCAACTGAATAACCTGAACCAGCCGCTGTAATTTCTGCATCAAAACTGTCTCCATATTTTACAGGAAGGTCTCTTAATTCTTGTCTAAAAGTTGCCCAAGCAGTTGATACCTCAGTTGGCATATCACTTTTTACTTTGTGATCAGTACCCGCTAATAATGAATTTCTGTGTTTTCTTACGTGTGGCCATTTCACATGAGGTTGTTTCCAAGGATAATGTTCACGTCCACCTTCTATTGAACTTGCTACTTTCTTAAAAGATTTAGCATCAAAGTCATATTCAATGTCAAACTTTTCGTAAGTGTGTTCTGGTGGTGGATCTTTGTAAGTTAAGTATTGTGATCCATTTGGTAATGTTTCTGTAATTTGTTCTAATGCTTCATCTTCAAAATCACATTCTTGTAAAGCACAAATAATAGGATGTTCATCACAATCAACGTACACTTTTTCTAAATGCGGTGCTGGTTGAAAATCTAACCCTTCATCGTAATCCATGTAAGCACTAGGAGCCAACTTTTTAGTTTCTTTGTCAACGAAAATCCACATATCTTCTGGACCATCATAAGTGTGTGTTCCTTGAAGTTGTTCGTTATCAAACTGACCTAGATACTCATCTGGTTTAGGGTAGTTAAATGTAATTTGTTTAAACGCCATATCTCTTACCTATCCTTAATAGTACACCACGTACACTAGTCCACCACCACCTGGTGATCCACAACAACATGGCTCTCCAAATACCTGTGCTGACATTCCGCCACCACCTGGAAATAGTCCAAAGCCTTGTGATCCACCCCAAGCACAACAACCGTTAGGTCCGTTTCTTGGTGATCCTTGTGCAACGTTTTGTGTTACATACATATTACCTCTATCATGACAGTATTGACTTAACTGTGAAGATGCCTGCGTAGCACCTAGACCAAAGTCCATACCCGAATATCCATGTACACAATATTCCATTCTACAACATGAGTAACACGTTCTATACATGAAACATTCTGTACGCATAACTCTACCACCACAGGCTCTTGCACACCAGTTACTTGATCTACATACATAGGTGTCATAACCTTGTTGGCAGTTTCCTTTTTGTCTACAACAAGTAGTTCCAGCCGCACAAATTGTCATTTGTTGTCCAGCCTCTACTGTTAATGCTTTTTGTCCATATGATCCTGAAGTTGATGGATATCCCATTTGACAACAACAAGCACCATCTCCTGAAGCACCTCCGCCCCATAATTCAAATATTGCGTAACTAGTTCCTGCAGGTACAGTCCATAAACAACATCTACCTCCATTGTTTACAGAAGTAGTTGATGTATTATATACTGCAAGTTCTTGAGGAACAGTTGTCTCTTCAGCATATCCAAATAAAAATTGTCTTAAACTACTCATAACTTCTCCTTATGGGTGTGCAAAGTAAAGTGTTACTAAACCGCCCATTCCTTTCGCTCCGCAATAACAAGTTTCGTTGTGTGTTACACCTGATGCACCACCACCTCCTGGGAACACACCGTGATCTCCTTGATCTTGTCCGTGTGTTTTGTAGCAACCGTTTCTAGACATTCTAGTTGGTGCTGTTAAAGGTGCACTTGGTATAAACTGGTGCATATCAGAGGCACAGTGAGCAGAACCATGTCCGCCACCTGTTGTACCACAGAATGATAATGTACCACCGTTTACACAACCACAGTTAAATTGTTGACATCCTGAGTAAGAACATCCTTGACTCCAAAAACATTTAGAAGCCGTTTCCGCTCCACCAGATACACACATACAGAATCCGCCTGGTCCACATACGTAAGTAGGAAATCCTCTGCATGGATAACATCTTGAGTGACAGCAAGTACTACCTGCCGCACATAAAGTAAATTGATCACCTGCTGACGCTGTAATAATACGTCTTGCATAAGAACCACTACCGCCGGCCCAACCTTGTTGGCAACAACATACACCAGCACCTGGTCCACCGCCTCCCCAAATTTCGAAAGCGACCCAAGTAACTCCTGTAGGTGCAGTCCACTGACAACATTGTCCGCCATTGTTTGAACTTGTAATACTTGTATTATATACTCTCAAACTTCTTAATGGATCAGACCCTGCTGAACTAGTACCGTACTGTAATAATGTCCTTAAAGAGGCCATCTTATTCTCCTAAATCCGCGCCTGGTTCTACTGGAAAGTTTACCATGTGTGCTGGAAACTCTTCTGCTGTACCTCTTTTAAAAGTAGCAGGTAAGTCTCTCAACTTTTGTCTGTATTCTTTCCATACTGTCTTTGTTGCTTCTGGCATATCTTCTGCAATTTTGGCATCAGATCCAGTAAGCAAATTGTTTCTTACTAGGATTAGTTCATCCCATGAACTCCAAGGTTGTTTCCAAGCCATTGTCCAAGTACCACCTGTGTAAGTTGTACCATCTGCTGACAATGTTCCGTCCATGTTATAAACACAATCATCTAATTCATATGTATGATCTACATCTGTTGGGTTTGGTCTCTCATAAGTAGTACCATCTGGCAAATCTACTACTAGTTGAGATTGATTTTTAACAGTTTCCCATTCAGTTGTATCCCATAAAGAACATATTGTAGGATCAGTTGCACAATCAACTTCGATTTTAAACTGATCTTCTGGAGTTGGAAATTCTGATCCATTCTCCTCGTCTGTAAGCAATAGTCTACTTCTAGTAGACTTGCCTGTGTCTTTATCTACAAATATCCAAATCTTATCCGGGCCTTTAAAAGTCGCCTCAGCAGTTTTATTGTCGTTGTTAGTCTGCGCCAGATAATCATCAGGGATATTATAGGTAAAGTCTTTTTCAATTATAGTATTTGGCATAATTTAAGTCTCCTATTCCCTTTCTAACTATACGATATTTTGACTGCGCCGGCTTGTCCCCAGCCTCCCCAACAGCATGGATTACCACAGGCCGCACCTGAGCCTCCACCACCGCCTGGGAATTCTGCTAGACAACTAAAACACGATCCCGTGTTTGTAAAGTTACCTGCACACCAGTCTTTACTTTTTCTTTGTCCACCAAATATTGGTGTACCACCAGTCCATGTCCACATTTGATTGTGACAGTACTGAGATCTTTTTGCACTTCCAGTTACTCTTGGAAGTCCCCAATCACCTGTTCCGCAACTATATACGAAACTTGGATGACAAGTGTAAGCATCAGTAAAGCAACATTGTTTGCCACCGCAACCACCCGGTGCACACGTTGTTGGAATACTTGATCCTGTTACAAAACTTGGAAAGCCATCGCCACCTAAACATCCGTGACAACAACACTGAGTAGAACCACCAGCACAAACCGTATATGTGCAACCTGCCGCTGTTGAGACTGTTCTTATCGCGTATGCTCCACCAGAGGCTGGTCTATTTGGAAACTGACAACAGCATCCGCCACCGCCGCCTCCGCCGCCGCCCCATAGTTCAAATGTAGCGTTTACTTTTTGAGCCGGTACGGTCCATAAGCAACATCTTCCTCCGTTACCTATGCTATCATCTTTTCTGTAGACCCAAAGTTGTTGGGTGACTCCACCCTTAACTGGTGCTACGTCACTTAAAAATGCTCTTAATGATGACATCGTACTTCCTTCTCCTAATTCTTACGTTCCGCTTATGATCCAACCGTAAGTTGCACCTGTATATACAAGTGTTACTGCAACGTTGTTGACATCTAGCACTAAATTTTCTGCAAGGTTCTGTATCTTTGCACCGTTTCTTGCTACTGTAATGTTCTGTGCGTTAGCAACACCAGTCACATCAATAATCTGAACGGTGTCGTTAACTAACAATGACGTAGAAAGAGGAAGTGTAATAGTGAACCCGCCAGTTGTACAAAGAATTCTGTCATTTACTACAGATTGATACGTAGCATTGACTTCTTTAACAACTGTACCTGCTGTTCCTGTGGTTGTTATATATCTTCCCATTGTTTTATCCTTATCCTTATTAGTATTTATACTTTATGCAGTTGTTTCAATTCCGAAAACAACGGCACTAACGTTAACGGCAGATGAGTACACTACCAATTTCTTCCCAGCATCCATAACGATACCAGATCTCTCCAGTACTCCCTTGGCTAAAACTTCTACATCGTACTCAATGTACTCGCCATTTGTGGGTGTATCTGCACTTGCAACCGCCATTCTTACCGAAATAGCACTATTCCCTCTATTACATACTGAACACGTAACAACTCCATAAGTTGATGCCGGAACTGTATAAACAGTGGTATTCGTGCCTGCGGCTAAATCTGCGGCGCCTAGTCTTCCTGTTGCCATAGTTCTATCTCCTTTATCCCATTAAAAACATATTTAGTGCAACCGGCGTCCCATCAACTCCACCCTTGAAGTTCATAGTTGCGTTTACATTGATCGGAACCACTGTTGTTGTAGTAATTTCCTGTCCGGAAATTTGTACTAGTCCAGCAGTTATCTGGTTAACGTTCAATGTGGAAGCACCACCACCTATTTGTGATGTGATATATGTTTTAATTGCTTTTTGTGTTGGCACTATACTATCACTGTTAGCCGCAAATGATCCGTCAGTGCTGAACTCATTAATAGTTGCACCTGTTGATCCTAATGCTACAGATCCTAGTGATAATTCTTGTAGACCACTAATATTAAATGCATCAGCATTTAGGGTCGCGACTCCTGTGCTTTGTTCAACTGTAAATAACCCGCCAACTCTAAAGTTACCATCTTGGTCAGTTGAAGTAAAGAACACTCTACCTCCATCACGTTCCCTAGTCTCGTTTGCTGGAATAGGATTCTGTAATGGAATGTTTGGATAGTTGGTATTAGCAAAGTTACCAGTACCAATATCTAAGAAGTCATGTCCTGTTAATCTAACTTGTGAATATCTAATTCTAATTGTTGTATCTTGATTGTGAGCAGGTGCACTGCTTACTGCAACGTTTGGTGATACTTGAAGTGTTGCACTGAATGGTCCTTGACCTATCAAGTTTGTTACACTTACAAGTTTGAATACTGTATCACTTATGTTACTAAATTGTACGTTTGATCCTGCAACTGGTGATTTTGCCATTCCAATTACATCTACATATTGTCCTGATTGGAATTGATCTCTAAATCCACCACCATATTTTAATTTACCGCCTGATAGATAAGTTCCATAAGCGCCACTTAATGTTCCGTCAATACCAGTTGTTAATGCTGGATCTATGAATAAGTCTATGTTGTTTGCATCAATAACTTTTGCAAAGTAAGTATTGTCATTAAGTTGAATACTTCCAACAACTTCTGTAATTTTTACTTTAGCACCATTTTGAATTGTGTGTCCGCCACTTGCTGTAACTCTAATTGGATTGTTTAAAGCAACACCAGTAATATTAGTTTCAGTAAGTGTAGCAGTTACAGTTGCACTTGCAGTTTCAAATGCTTGACCTCTACCTGCGTTTGTTGAACCTGCGTAAGTAGGTTGTGCTAACACACCGTCACCTATTCTTACACTTGTTGGTGCTTCTGTTGTGTTGTTAGGATCAGTAATTGTAATTGTAGGAGCAGTTAAATAACCTTGTCCTGGTTCCCAAATTCTAATCTGTGATATTTTTCCATCAACAACTGTTGCTCTTCCTAATGCTTTGATGCTTGAACTTGAACCATCACCTGTTGGTGCTGAGAAAGTAATTCTTGGTTCAATCTCATATGCAGTTGTACTGTCAAGTAAATTTAAGATTGATTCACCTAACAAGTGATCCCAACCTGCTGTACCGTCTGAATATTTTCTAACAGTTGCAACTTTTGTACCTGAGTTATACGTGTCAATGTAAGCATACTGACCTGCACCAAGTCCTGCTTTAATAAAGATTCCTAATCCTACTAATGCGCCTGATGTATTTGTGTCAGTGTTTGATATTGTAATCTGTGTTGCGTTACCAATCTGAGCATTGTTGCTTACAAATTTGTAATCAGCACCACCTAAGTTACTTGGACTTGTTTGTGTTTCAAGCATTCTAACTTCCATCACACCACCTGTTCTGTAAACAGGAGTAACAGTACCCAAGTTATAACCTTCACCTGTAATGGCTATGTTTGCAGTTCCACCTCCAAGATCATAATCTCGTCCAGCATTTAGGTATTCTAATGTTAATACTCTTTCACCGTCAGTAGTTACGTTTGCAACTAGTGCCTGACCTGCTTTGTTATCTACAAATCCTGTGATAGGTGTTTCTGTTGCATCAACACCTTCCGCCACACAACCAAAATCACCATATGATGAGTTACCGTTTGTAGCACGAATCTTACCGCCGTTTTCTGCAAGATAACCTATGTGACCATAATATGAGAACACGGAAACAAGTTCTGATCTACCTAAGTTTGTTACCCATACACCAATACCATCTGATAGTACCTGTGTAAAGTCGTTAGCAACAACAGAGTCATTACCACCTGCGTGTAGGTCACCGTCAATTTTTAATCCTATACATCCTGTACCAAATGTTGTTACGTTTTGTACATAACAAGATTTGTTTTTGACCCACACATCTTCGTGTGCTGGTCCCCAACCTGGATCCAACGATACATAAGCACCTGCTGTTGGACGTTTAGTACCAAATGAGTTTGCTACTCCAAGTGTTCCATTTAATCCACTTACTGTACAGTTTCTTAAACCTGTTCCATTTCTAACAAAGAACATATTTTCTAAAGTAGATCCACTTACACTATTTGCATAAAGTCTACCTGCTCTAATTGCCATGTATGTTCCATCGTAAAGAATATCATGCTGTACTGCTTCTACATATCTTCTTACGTCTCTCTTACAAGCCGCTTGAGCAGTAGCATCAAAACCAGTGTATCCTGGGAATGTATTTAAAATGTAATTTGTTACATCTTCTGCAATAAAATCTTTGTTTTCTTCTAATCTTAAAATAGCATTTTTTACGCCCAACTCTTGGTTTGGACTCATTTGTCCTGACATTGTTGGATTAACTGCTGTTGAATCACTTACTACATTGTAATTAATATAATCATGTATAGCATCAACAACTGCTTCTGCTTTTGTTACTGCCGCGGCATCACCTGCCGGGTGTGCAGTATCCTGTGTTAAAGGATTGTTTGTTTGTTTTGTAATACTTGTGTTAAGAATGATATTGTCAATGATTGATTTCATATGAAGAATACCATACAAACTAAATGCAGTGTCATCTGAACTTGTCAATTGACCTGCTGGAGTAATTTTTGTTGAACGTAGTTCGTCACCTACAACAGCACAACTTTCTGGAATTACCATTGGAAGTACTTCTGCAAATGTTCCAGTCTTAACAAATAATGTATCGTTAGCAACTATCTCTGCTGGAATACCACCGCCACTTGCTAATGAAACTGCACCTGATGTTGCACTTACAAATGTGTGAGCATAATTTCCATCAGGATTCTTTCCAACGTTTACTCTAATTGTTGTACCTGTTGTACTTGTAATTGCAATTGGAGTAACGTATGCTGGGTCAGTTGTTCTTGGATATGTTTTCTGTGATACGTTATTATCTTTATCACAAGTAAATGTTAAACTGTTTGTTTTTATAATAATTTTTGTGTTTACTGCTAAACTATGAGAACCAATAGTTAAATCCATATCCCCAGTAGCGCCATCATAAGTTGCCGCTGTAACATTGTAAGTTGTGCTTGTTGCACTGTTTGATACAATAGCATCTCTTGAAACATTTATTAAACTATCAACTACTGTTTGTGCACCTGCTTCTTCACTTATAGTTGCATTTTTAATTTGCAATGTTGCAGGAGACACACTCATTAATGTTTGATAATTTGTGCTTGGAGTGTTTTGTGTTAACACATCATCAATTAATGTTTTCATGTAAGCCAACATAGCCGCCCACTCTGTTGTAAGTGAACTGTTAGTTACATAATAACTAAATGAATTTGATCTGAAAAAGTTTAAAGCAACCTGTCTAGATTTTCTATTACCACCATGACTCAAATCAAACTCAACACCATCTAATAAATGTCTTAAATCTCTTGACCAATCAGCGGCAGTATAAGTGAATGCCGCACTAAATGGACTTGCGTTAGTTGAAATCTGTCTGTCAACCCATGCTAAAGTTTCAGCAACAATAAATGCTTTGTTTCTTTTTAATAATTGAGTTGCATATGGTTTTCTAGCACCCTTTTCAATTTGTTGTAAACCAAACTGTACAGTCTTGAAAGGTTTATCTAATGTAACACCATAAGCAGGAACTTCTTCGTCTACTCCTGTTGGTGCAACATAATAAACTGCTTCAATCTGACCAAAGTATCCCCACGCTGGATCTGTACCAGCATCGTTTACTTTTAATACTTGTCCTGGTGAACCTATTGCAAGTCTAGTTGGTCCTGCTCCACCGTAGTAAACTAGGTCACCACGTGTAGTTAAGTTTCCTGATTCAACACCACCACTTAATAAATTCCAATTGGTTCCTGAAGTATCTTGATCTGGTCTATTCTGTGCAGTTACTTGATCCGCTGTGTGTTCAAGCACACAAACATAAGAGTTAATATTGTTAATACCTCTGACAGTATCACCTTTGTCATAGTAAGCACCATTAGTCCAAGTATTTTTCCAATAGAAGCCTTGATTTAATTTATCCCATTTTGTATTGTCTGGTGGTCTGTTACCAACGCCGTCAGCGATTGCCAAATATGTCCAACCACCTACTCTTACAACATCACCTACTTTGTAATTTGTTGTGTTGTTGTAATCACCTTTTAAACTAAATCCAGTTGTAAATAAATCCCAGTTAGAAGTATTGTTAAATGGTGTTGCCGCAAAGTTGTTTGTTTTTGAAATATAAGAATATCCACCGTATGTAACAACGTCACCTGGTTGATAGTTTACATTATTTTGCCAACTGTCTTCAAATTCTAATCCTGGAACAAATATTGCCCAGTTACTTTCGTCTGCGGCAAGTGTAGTTGTTGAAGTATGATATGTAGTACAAATCCAAATGTCTCCACCATACTTAACTAAATCATTAATTTTATATCTTGTTGTAGTTGCCCAGTTTCCTTTGTACTCAATACCTTTGTGTAGGTAATCCCAATTAGACTGATTTGCTTCTAAACCTAAAGCATTGGTTGCCGCGGCTGTGTGTCCTGTACCACAAACATAAACCTGACCACCATATTTTACAACATCATTAGTTCTATATCTTGTTGTTGCTGTCCAGTTTCCTCTCCATTCAAGACCTCTTGCAAAAGTGTCCCATTTTGCATTATCTAATTCTAAACCATCTGAAGTTGAAGCCGCCGAAGTGTGTTTTTCAGTACAAAGATATAAATCTCCACCATAAGCAACAATGTCATTTACTTTGTATCTACTTGAAACTCCCCAAACACCTTTCCAATCAAAACCTTCTGACCATAGATCCCACTTGGATTGATCTAATTCTAATCCATCTGATGTTGTTGATGCTGAAGTATGTCCTGTGTTACAAACATATAGCAAACTACCATATTTTACAATGTCGTTTGGCTTATAAATTGTTGATAATGCCCAGTCACTTTTCCATTCTTGACCGTCTGCTAGGTTGTTCCATTTTGTAGATTGATCTGCTTCAAACGTACCAGAAGCAGTGTGTCCAAGAATACAAATATATGTACGTCCACCATATCTAATAACGTCATCTTTATAGTATATAGTGCCTGTTGACCATGCACCTTTCCATATAAATCTGATTCTACCTAGTTTAAATTCTGCCATTTTTGAAACCTATCGCTTTCTTTAATATATTTATCATAATCGTAAATTCCTATAAACCATACCCTTGTTCTTGTGGTGTAGTAGGATCACCCTCATCGATATTCGAAAATACTCCACCTGCTGTAAAATACGTCATTGCCGTCATAGATCCATCAATTCCCTTCTGAAAATTCATTTTTACTGGAACTTGTATAGTATTTCCACTGGTTGTTTCAATTTGATTACCAATAATCTTTACTTCACCAGATATCAATGCGTTAACATTAACATTAACTCCACCACCTGATATTCTAGAAGCGATATAAGCCGCTACTGCTCTTTGTGTTGGAACAATATTGTTACTATTTGCGGCAAATGTACCGTCTTTCGAAAATTCTTGTATGAGTGCGTTAGTACCACCCAGTGTTACACCACCTAATCTAAGTTCAGTTAATCCTTCTAATTGGAAATAACTTGCGTTAAGTGTTACGATACCTGTGCTCTGTTCAACCTCAAACAATTCACCAACTCTAAAGTTACCATCTTGGTCTGTACTTGTATAGAATACTCTACCACCGTCACCTTGTGCGGTTTCATTAAATGGTTTGTCCTCATAGTTTTCATCTGGTATCAACAATGGATAATTTGATTGATACAAGTCTCCTCTACCTATTTCTAGGAAGTCATGTCCTGTTAATCTTACCTGACTGTATTTCTGTCTAATAATAAACGTTTCATTGTGAATAGGAGATTCTGCTCTATCTAACGTTGGACTAATTGTTAAGGTTGCAGTTAAGTTTGGTTCAGATCCTGCCAAGTTTGTCACTGACTGAATGCTATAAACTACATCATTGATTTCATTAATGTATAAGTTATCACCAGGTCCTGGTTCCCTTGATAATTCTTTTACAACTAATTTTTCGCCTAGTTGATATTCATCTTTGTAACCATCTCCAGTTACTGTTACTCCAATGTTTAGATATCCTGTACCTCTGTTTGTAAATTCTATCGGACCTAATACTCCAGTTCCAAGTCTAACTTCATAAGTAACTGATCCTGTTTTATCTGGATCAATAATACTTAATGTTGGTGCACTATTATAACCTGATCCTGCTTCAACTATTGTAAATTCACTTATTCTGTTACTTACAATTTGTGCAATTATTCTTGCCTTAGCACCATATTCAATTGTTGTAATTTGAGATACTGTTCCGTTTTGTGTTGGGAAAAACTGTGGACCACCAGTACGTGAACTACCTGCAAATATTCCATTGTATGCTCCACCTAAAGGTGATTTGTTATCCCATAAATTTCCATCTGGAGAAACACAAACCTGTCCATTAGCACTTACAGCCACAAACACACCTTGTTGGTAAGTTACATAAAAATTATCTGCCGCCGGAGTATCTTCACCCATTAACCATTGTGTGTTACCTGCCGCAGTGCTACTGTTTGTCAAACTGTAAAAGAATTTATTATTTACAGTTGATATATCATTTGGAGAGTCATAAGCCGCCGCTACAAATCTACCATTACCAAAACATAAACTTGCAACATCATATTGTACATTACCTAAGTCTGGGCCTTGTGTCCAAGTTGAACCGTTGTCTACACTTTCCCAAGTATCCCCTGCTTCGTTCATTGCAATCCATTTGCCGTTACCATATGCTAAAAATTTTACATTACTAAATCCTGCCGCAACAGTTGTCCAAGTGTCTCCGTTGTTAGTACTTACATAAGCATTTGAATCACTGTCCGCTAGTGCAACATGATATCCATCTCCGTAAAGTAAACTATTATACGTGCCTGACGGTAGTGTACCTCCACTTGTCCAGTTTGTACCATCTCCTGACTTCCTAATATTTCCTGCTTGATCAATTGCTACAAAGAAATTATTTCCATCTGCAACTGCTACATAAGGTAAGTTAGTGTAACTTGCCGCGTTGTTCCAAGTTGTTCCATCAGTGGTCCATATAATACTGTTGTTACCAACTGCAACTGTTAATCTGTTATTTCCTAATTTTTGATACGCCATAGATTTAATGTCTGTACCTGATGGTGCATTATTGTTAAGTGTGCTATATGGTGGTTCCGATACATCAATTCTAGGAGTAATTTGATATCTAGTTGTTTCATCTAATACAGTTTTAATAGGTTGTCCAGGCAATAAGTGTTCCCAACCAGAAATACCATCTGCCTGTCTTGCTATGGTCATTCTCTTGTTACCTAAACTTACTGAACTAATTAAAAACGTAATGTCTGCACCTTGTCCACCAAAGTCTGTGTTAGTGTAAGTGATAATATCATTTGCAAGATTATCTTTTCCAACATTTGTTACTGAGACTGTTGCATCACCTGTTGCATCAATTGTTATTGTTACAGTTGGTTCTGTTGCTAGTGCGTTACTACTTTGACCTACTTTACCTGTGTATGTTCCTTCTATCCTTGTAGCATCAGTTGAACTTGTAACTGTTCCTGCAATTACTCCACCTGTGTTCCAATCGTAACTTGTAATATAACCATACTGTCCTCTACCTTCACCTTCAACAATAGTCAAAAGTTTATTTAGATAATAATTTTCTTGTTGTGTATCAGAGTTTGCAATGTTGATACTTAAACTATCTCCAAGTTGTGCTCTGTTGTTTACAAAAGTGTATCCGGCACCACCTGCAATACTTGAATCTCCTGGATCTAGTACACGCACTTCCATAATACCATTGTCTCTAAATTCGCTAATCTTAGCCGCGGCATTTTGTCCTGATCCTGTAATAGCAACAGTACCACTTGTATAATTATTACCTGCATTATTATATCCAACTGTGAACAATTGGTTTTCATCATTATATACTTGACTTATAGTTGCTTCTTTTGACCAGTTGTTAACTTTACCTGTTATTGGACTTTCTGAATTATCATATCCAATCGCAACCGATCCAAAGTCACCATATGAGTTGTTACCGTTAGTTGCTCTAACCTTACCACCATCAGTACATAGATAACCTATGTGACAGTAGTATGTAAACACTGATACTAATTCTGCTTTACCTTCACCGCTACACCAGAAGCCAATACCTTGTTGTAAAATTTGTGTAAAGTCATTTGCAACAACAGATTTGTTACCACCATTGTGTAGGTCACCATCAATTCTTAAACCAATACATTCTTCACCAAATGTTGAAACGTTTTGTACATAAGTTGATTTATTTGTAATCCATACACTTTGATCACTTGGTCCATCACCTGGATCAAGAGCAACAAAGGCACCGCCTGTAACACGTTTTGTTTGGAACGTGTCAATGTTTCCTAATGAACCTTTTAATCCTGCAAGAGTCATGTTTCTAATTCCACAACCATTACGCACTCTGAACATATCCTGATCTTCAAATGCACTACTTGCCGGTTCAATTCTAGTTGAACGTAATTCGTCTCCAACAATGGCAACATCTGCCGGTACTTTAATTGGAAGTTGTTCTTTGTAAGTACCTGTTTTTACAAAAATTGTAGCAGGTGATCTAGTTGCTTCATCTTGGAAAATATAATCACAAGCATATTTTACTGATTTAAATGGTGCTGAATCTGAAAGTCCTCTGCCAGTTGTACTGTTATCTAAACCATCTGGTGCAACATAAAATACGTTTGCAACTGCACCTAAATCTTCGTATGCAGGAATAGTGTTAATTACTTTTAATACATCACCTGGATTTCCTATACCTTGTCTTACCGTACTTGTACCATCGTGTGTTCTAATGTCACCTCTGTATTGAAGTACGTTTGTCAATCCACCTTGAATAACTTTTGTCCAAAAATTGTCTTGAGTATAATCCATATCAAGATCTGGTCTTGATCCTGATGCTGTTGCTGTATGACGTTTGACACATCTATAAAGTGTACCTTCATACGTTACTATGTCGCCTAAGAAATAATTTGTAGGCGATAGTGTTACTGGATCTGATTCAATCCAATAGTCTCTCCAATGGTCACCTGTAATTAATGTTTGCCATGTGTTTCCTGATTGTGCTGTATTCCATACGCCGTTGCCGTACATATTTGTATTGTTTCCAGAAACAGGATACAACTGACTGTATGCGTCTCTTGGTACAGTAATTTTTACATATCTAACTGTTGCACTATCAAATCCACTGTCGTAATCTTGTGGATTCAAATAATCAGTACCATCTAAATGATATACAACTCCTGCTTGAAAATAATTGTATGAACTATCAACCCAATGACCATTTTTCTGTGTACTAATATAAATTGGATTTGTATTGTTTGTGCTATCTGATTGATTAAAGATGTAAGTGTTACCTTCTATCAACGTAATTGTTGCTTCTGCTACACCGTCTATATAATATCTATTTCCTGATCCAGGATTACCAACTGTTACTGCATAAGTTGTGGTTGTTAATGAATCATCTGGTTCACTACCTGTGCTATCTCTTAATGCTATAAACACATGACCATTTAATCTAACAACGTCACCTGTTTTATATGCTGTTGTACTTTTCCAGTCACTTGCAGTGTCTTGCGTTGATGCATCTTGGTTATATTGAGCACCAAGTCTGTAACCTTGTGTAAGTAATTCCCAGTCTCCTGTGTCTTGTAGTTTTAAATTTGCACTAGGTACACTTGTAGTGTTTACTGTCAATGCTGTATAACTATATCCTCCATAAGTAACAATGTCACCTGGTTGATACGTAATAGAATCTTGCCATTGATTTTCAAATCCTAATCCTGGTATCCATGTTTCAAAGAATGAAGTTGAAAATATACTTGTAGGCACATGAGCAGTAGTACATCTAAATAATGTTGGTCCATAACGTACTATGTCTCCAACTTTAATTTTTTTACTGACTTCTAATGTCTGTGAACCTGTTGAATCTGCGTTAAAAGTAATTGCATTTCTTCCGAATGTTGCATCAATTTTTGTTGTATGGAAACTAATATTTGTTGCATCAACATATCTAATATAGTAATTTTTGTTATCTACTAAAGCAGAATCAATTGTACCAGTTTGTGTGTACTTTAATATTGTTCCGTTGTCATCTGATGTAAACGTATGAACACACGTTGCACTTGTTCCTGCAAATGATGTAATGTTAAGATCTTCTTTTGCTTTCCATTCACCAATGTATTCAAGACCATCAACCAATGTTTCCCATTTAGCATCATCTGGTTCAATTCCTAAATTATCGTCTGCCTGAGCAACGTGTCCTGTAACACATCTTTTAGTTACTCCACCGTATCTTACAATGTCATGATTAAAATATCTTGTGCTAGGTGTCCAATCGCCTCTCCAAGAATCTGTTTCAATTACTGTGGTCCATTTTGCTACGTCTAATTCTAAACCAGTAACTGTGTTTGAACTTGTATGTTCAGTTACACATCTATATAATATTCCGCCGTAACTTATTGTGTCTCCTACTCTATAAATTGTAAGAGGTTGCCACTCAAATCTCCAATTATCAGAAGCATCTAAAATTTTCCAGTTACCAATATCTGTATCACCAATAGCACCATTGTCATATAAATGAAAATATTGTCCAGCATTAGTATGAACAGTGCCAGTGTCTGCTTGATTGTAATCATAGTAATAAATTTTATCAGGTGGATTACTTGGAACTATAAATTTAACTTTTCTATCTGATGCTGATGCAAATCCACTTAGGTAGTTTGCAAGTGTAACAACTGATCCATCAAGCAAGTAAGTCACACCATTTGCATATACCGATCCGTTGTTATGATGTCCGTCCCAATACGTGCTTAACACCATTGGATGTGTTTGTCCACCAAATGTTATGTTTGAATTATCTGATTGATCAAATATGTATTGATGACCTTCAACTAAACTTAATACTCTGTTTTCAGTTCCTGCAAGATAAAAATTACCTGCCGCTTCCGCAACGTTGATAGAGCCACCTTGATTTGTATGAGTATGACACCAGTAATACAACGTAGAAGGTGCAGTTGAAGGAACTGCAATCTCAACACTACGAGTAGTAGCGGTTGCAAATCCACTAACATATCCAGACATGGTAGTCGTAGCACCATCTAACTTATAAGTCACACCAGTATTATAATGACCATTACCATTATGATCACCATCAGGACCAATACTAAACATCAATGGATGTGCTTGATTATTGTAATTACCATTACTTCCTGGTGATTGATCAAACGTATAAGTTTTTCCTTTTACAAAACTTAATGTAGGTGTCTGTACATCATCTATGAAAAAATATCCATTTGCTTGTGAAGGACTACCTGCTTCAACTGTTACAACAAAATCTTTATCTACTGGAGAATTGACTGTATCAAATCCAGTAACAATGTTGTAAGTTGTGGCGGATGATGGCGGTGAATAACTTTGTGCATCGTGTCCGATGATACATTGATAAAGTTGTCCGCCATACTTGACAATGTCATTTACTTTATAGTATGTTCCTGGTTGCCAAGTGTTTTTCCATGAAACACCATCAAGCATTTGTGTCCATTTAGGATTAGTACTATCAAATGCGTCTGTGTAAAAATCTGTTCCTGCAATAGTATCATCTACTGATGTGTGGCCAAATATACAAACATAAACTTTACCACCATAACTTACCACGTCATCTTTGATGTATGCAGTAGTCGAAGACCACGCACCTTTCCATCTAAAACGTATTCTATCTAGTTTAAATTCGGCCATTAGTTTTGAACTCTTTCACTTAACTTATTGTATTTATCGTTGTACATTATGGACTTACTCCGTCAGGATAACTGTATGATTCATTGACTCGAACAACTAATTGTCCTTCGCTGTCTACATAATAAAACAAACTTCTGTCATCCCATCTGTATTGTTCATAATTCAGGTTTTCGTATGTCTTGTTATGTTCTTCATCTCTACCTGAAAAGAACTCTATTCCTCTTTGGAAGTCTGGTAAATTTTGTGTAGGATCGCCTGGCTTGTTAACTTGCACACCATCAGTGGTTTTCAAAGCGTCTGCCTTGATAAGATACAAGTCACCATCATCAGTTCTTCGCAAACCATAAAAATATCTTGCACCTTTTACGGTTGCATTTACAGTTTGTATGTTGTTTCCTACACTAAAAGCACTCACCTAACTCTCCTTACGTTACTATATTAATCGTGTTACCCATGTTTGTATGTGCAGTACATTGGTAATACAAAGTATTTGGAGCACCCATTGGTACTGTAAAATACTGTGTTCCTGTTTTAGATCCTGACACACCATCTGTATATGCCGATCCACCATTTGTTGTTCTTATTTCAAATGGGTGTGAACCTCCAGTTGTATTAATGAATACATAAGTAAATCCTCTCATCAAATACAACACTGGATCATTTGTTGTTGTTGGAAAACCTGGACCAGTAAAAGTGTAATCACTTGATTGATTTGCTCCAAGTGTCCAAGTTATTCTTGAACCATTTACAACTTCCCAACTTGATCCATTGTATCCAACATGGTTACCAGCGGCCGCGCCTGCTGTGTTAACATCTGTCAATGCACCAAAAGTTGTTGCACCTAGTGTTCCGTTAAAGGCTACTGTTAAAGTGTCGCCAGTTACTGATGTTGCAATATTGGCTCCACCTGCAATCGTTAATGTGTCTGTTAATGTGTTTGCTGTTGTAGAACCTGAGTCACCTGCCACTGTTGCAAACAAGTTTTGGTCTGTTGATTGATCCGCAACAAATTCTAAACCAGTTCCGTCTGCTTTAACTTTTACAAATCTATTTGCCGCTCCTGTAAACGCACCTGGTGTGTCAGATAAGTTTAAGAAAGCACCGCCAAACAATGTTGGTGTGTTTGTAAAGTTATTATAGTTTAAGTAGTAAGAACCATCTTGACCATCAAGTGTATCAGCATCAGTTCCGCCACCACCTGATGTTACGTCAGCCGCTGGTGCCCATTTTGCCCCGTCCCATTTTAAAACTTGTCCAGTGCTTGGAGCAGATGTTGTTGTATCAACATCACTTAATGCATCAATTGATATATTTGCAACTTCTGAAGCCGTAATTGCTGTTGCAAATTCAACTGCTGTTGCTCCTGAATTTACTCTTAAAAGTTTGCCACCGTGCGTTGAAAAACTTGCTGGAGTATCAGATAAGCCTGCAAAGGAAGATGATCCTCCACCGCCACCGGATACAGCATCTGGTTTCCATGATCCTAAACTTTGATCCCATACGAGACTATCGCCATTTGTCGGAGCAGTATTTGAGACATTTGACAAATCACCAATATTCTTGTTGACATCTAAAAGTTTTACCCATGCATTGTTGTGAGCATAGTAAACAGCACTGTCGGCCGTAACCTTTCCTAACATACCATCGTATGTTGTTGCTGAAGGTAGGTCGCTAAACGCGGCATACTTAAATGTTATTTTATTACTTCCTGTTGATAACGCCGGCGCACTATTAAATACACCATTCGTTACGTTTATTAGGTTCGTTCCATCTCCCAGTGCCGTGTAAAGTTCACTAAAGTTATTATTAATCTTTACAGCACCTGAACGTAGGTTATCCCCTTGTCCATCGTTTGGAAGTACACCTGTGTTAACTGCTTGTTTTGCCATCTGTCTCTGCTCCTATGTTTTATCGTATGTCAAACTATTGTTATCAAATGTATATCCTGTTTCGTCCCAACCAGTTGATACTCCGCTTTCTTCTTGGTCACTTGTATCTGCATAAGATATTGTGCCTGCATCTGCATCTTGGTTGACACGTACAACTAGTTCACCTTCATCATTAATGTAGTAAACTAAATTTGCATCGTCCCATCTAAACTGTTCATAGTTTAAATTTTCATATACTAAATTATGATTGATATCTCTACCATCAAAAAATTCGTGTCCTTCTTCAAAGTCTGGATAATTTTTTACTGGATCCCCAGACTTGTTTATAACTAATGAGTCACTTCCAAGTTGATCAATCTTTGCTAGAAATAATTCTCCGTCATCAGTTCTTCTTAAACCGTAAAAGAATCTTTCGCCTAATCCGTCAAAGATTAAGTCGCTTGGATTAGGACCAACGTAAAATGGACTACTCATTATACAATCTCCACGTAACTCATGATTACATCTAAACTTGAATCAATGTTACTTTGTGCGTACAACACATTAGTTGCAGGCAATACTAATTTTTCACCACCGTTCAATGCTTTCAAAGTAGAGTTCGGTGGAACAAGTACGTCTTTGAGATAATATCCTGTAACTGAAGTGTCATCGCTTATTAAAATGCTTACTGAAATTACACTTGCAGTTAAGTTACAAAGTGCAAGTCCAATTACAGTTGTCTTAGTAGAAACACCAGTAGTATAAACTTCTACTGCTTGTTTTCCTACATCTTTAATTACTTTATTTTTAAAAAACGTTGCCATTCTTTTATCCCATTATAATCGCTGTTTGGATTGCAATATTTTCTGCGTCCAAGGCCGAAACAGCACCTGAACTACCTGCTACTGAAACCCAGTTGTTACTTGCATCGTATATTTCTACTCTATCATCAGCAGTATTAAATCTCATCATTCCTAGTACTGGGGACGGGTGTCTGTTAAAGTTGTCCCCTGTAGGTATTACAAAACCGCCTGTGCCTTCAATTTTAAAATATCCAGTGCCTGATTGCGCCAATGTTGTTACACCACCGCTTACATTATTAGTTATCGTATTTGCATTAAAACTAAAGTTTTCTACATTTACTCCACCAGTTCCATTAGCAACCAAATTCAAATTTCCATTGGTTACGGTAGTTGTAATAGTATCTCCAGTGATTTCAATGTCATCTACACTCAATTTTGGTACATCAAATCTATCTGCTGTTGCTGAAGCAACCAGTGTGCCTCCAGCATAAAATTTTAATGTGTCGTCATCAGTACCTGGAGTTGCTTCTGGTGAAATATATGTGTCTTGGTCTAAGTCATATAATCCGTTAAGTGCAATCCAGTTTCCGTCATATCCTTCAAATACATTAGTATCGGTATTATATCTAACCATACCAACAACAGGAGTACCTGGTCTTTGTGCAGTTGTACCTGCTGGTAGTCTTAAACTTCCTGTGCTATCAAAATGCACAGTTTGTGAAGCAGGAGTTAGTATTAAATCTCCATTTATATTTCTAATTGTATTTGTGTTAAATCTTAAATCATCAATTACAACATCACCTGTACCGTTTGCTCTTAGTTCTAAGTTTGTGTTTGAGTCAGTTGTTGTAATGTAGTTGTCGTCAATAGCAATGCTGTCAACATTTAATCTACCAGTGTATAAATTTGACCATTGTTTAGTAGCCGAACCTAAGTTGTATATTCCATCTACGCTAGGAACTAAATCACTTTCTATACCTGCTGTGATTTGTATTGTATCTGATGCCGCATCACCAATAGTAATGTTACCACCTATTGTTAAATCACCTGATACATCTAAGTTGCCTGTGATGTTTACATTGTCATTAAAGTTTACTTTGCCAGATGCATCAATAATTAAATCACCTGATAGTGATTCAACAATGTTTGAACTTAATTTTACGTTTCCTGTTTGAACTTTTGATCCGTCTATTGTTGTTGTGCTTGATCCATCTGTGAACGTTACACCTGTGGTTGTATCAATGTTGAAGTTTGCGTTTGTAAAGTTAACTGTACCTGTTTGTTGATCAACATGAAATAATTCACCAACTCTAAAATCACCTTTATGGTCAACTGAGTTGAAGTAAACTCTTGCACCATTTAATTCTGTAGTTTCTTGTGACTGTATAACCTGTGTTGGATCGTTATCAACTTCTTTTCCTAAACCAATGTATGCAAAGTTTGTACCAATTAGGTACATTGTTACACCATTACCGTTACCATATGCTCCATAATTTCCGTAGATACAAGCACTTGCTATTGATCTAATTTCTCCACCAAAGTCTGTATAGTCAACCAAGTCCATAAATTTAGCAGTTGCACCATTACCACATCTGATATCTTGTTCATATACACCATCATCTGTAAATGTAGTAGATGCATCAGTTTGGTCATTAAATCTTAAAACTAATTTTACATATTCATCGTTGGCAACTTCGGCTGTTGGTGCTGTAAAGTTTGAAGAATATCTATTGATTGATGAAATTCTTATGTCATCTAAGTGACCAATAAAGTCTTCCGTGCCATCATGACTTGCACCTATTGTCAAAGGTTTTGTTATTCCATAATTGTTTGTGTCAGTGTAGTCACTTCCTAGTTTGCTACCATCTAAAAATAATCTTGTTACGCCACTTAATCTTGATATTGCAATGTGATGCCATGTATTCACATTAACAGTACCGCCTGTAATTTGTTGAGTGCCACCTACTAGATAGTTTACTGCACCAGATCCATTTATTTCAACTGTTGGTGCTGTGTCTGTATTAGATCCTGCTCTAAAATCAAATATTGTTCTGTTGCCTGAGATGTTTGTACAGTATATCCAACCTTCAACAGCAAAGTCTCCTGTACCGAATCCAAAGTCATCATTAGATGCTATTGACAGATAATCGTCGGTGCCATCTAATAATACAGAACCTTGACCAAACTTTTTAATTGCTGTATCTATTTGTGCATTACCATTAGCAGTGACAGTCTTTCCTACCCTTGCACCTGCTTCAATTAGGTTTGAAATATTTCCTGTAAGGTAAACATACGCACCATCTACACTTGCAATAGTTCCTGATGCCCTTAATGTTCCACCTTCAAAATATGAAAAACTTTGTCCTGCGGCAAAAGTTCCTGAAACTGTTCTTAGTTTTACTTTAGTTTTACCTGCACCATATAATCCTGTTGTGCCATTTTCTGCTAATATACCTTTTTCAGCAAAATATGTAAATGAATTTAACCACTCTATTCTGGTTCCATTCTTAATATGTAAAGCAGTTTGATTTGGAGTAATAAATGTTACTGCATGAAATAAGCAACCTGCTTCTCTGCTTGAACTGTTTACTACTGATCCATCTAAAAATGCACCACGACCAGCGTCACCTTGATCAAATCCTCTAGGATCACTTGCTGAAGTTACTGAACCTTTAGTTAAAATTGTTAAGTTTCTTAGATAAGGTGATCTAGAAGTTACAGTCATGTTGTTTGCAAATTTAAATGCGTAACCTGTGTCATTTGAAGAGTCATAATAAAAATCTGCAAGTGTTAAATCTTCTATTGTAGATTCACCATTTAAGTAAATTGCATCATTTGTATTTGTTCCTGCTGTTGGAGTAATTTTTACTGAACGCAAACCAGTTCCTTTTACGGCAACACCTGCCGGTATTGTTAAAGGAAATGCTTCTTGGTATGTTCCTGGATATATGTAAACTGTGTCTCCAGCAGTTGCAACTGATAATGCTTTTGCTACTGTTAAATATGGATCTTGTGGGTGTGTTCCTGTTTTAGTATCGTCACCATTTGCACCAACATAGTATAAATTACCTGGTGTTGATACAAGATCAATACCTGAAAGTGTGATACTGTTTGAATTTAGTGTAGTAGTTGTTAGGTTATTAATGTAACCATGTTTCCAACGTTTAGTAGTTGTACCTATATCATAAGTGTTTGTTACATCTGGAATTAAATCACCGGCTATATCCGCATTAATTGTAAGTGTATCAGTGTCTTGATCACCAATAGTTATGTTACCATCTGCACTTATGTTACCTGTTGCGTGTAAATTACCAGTAATATTTGTATCACCAAAGAAATTTACTGTTCCTGTACCTTGTGGTCTGAATTCTAAGTTTCCGTTTACATCAGTTGCTTGTATAACATTACCATCTAATGTAATATTGTCAACTATGATTTTATTTTGATATACAACTGCGTTGGGTGTACCAATGTTTAAACTATTAGCAGAAGTGCTAATTGTGTTTGTTGATCCATTGATAGTTACATTTCCTATTGGTAGGTTAGGAGTTAAAATATCTAAATCTGTAATTCTTGCTGAACCGTTGACGTCTAATGGGTGTTGAGGAGTGGTAGTCTTAATACCTACTCGGCTATTACTTACATCTAGATATAATAGGTCTGTCTCAAAAGCCAGATCTACGCCATTACGCAATAGATTCGACTTTAAGAGTGGACCCGAAATACGACCAACTGCCACCTTATTCTCCTAACACGGGGATCATTATTGTCCCACTAACCTATCTTGACCTACCCAATCGCTGGTTAACCGCGGTTTGTCCTGCAACGGCTTGGTCGGCCATTGTTGCATTACTATTATTTATGTGATTTTGGTAAAGTAGTTAAGTAAGCAGTTCTTTTTAGCCTAGTAAAGTTGCCCACAAAAAGTTGATATCTTGTGCGTATTCTTCCGTCACAGATGCACCACCACCTGCCGCTAAAACCCACTGTGTTCCGTTCCAAGTTTCTAAATATCCTTGGTCTTGATTCCAACGTGTAGTACCTTGTTCAGGCGTACTAGGTCTATCTGCATTAACACCCGCTGGCACAACAAGTCCATATACGTTATCAAACTTCAAATAACTGTAAACATCTGCCAATCCGAATCTAAATGGAGTGTTTAGTTTATTTGTTACAGTTTGACCTTTGAATTCAATGTCTTCAAATGGTATTCCGCCTGAACCATTTGCAAAAAAGTTAATATCTGCGTCTGGTGTTGCAGATGTAATAGTATTTCCGTCAATGCTGAACTTACTATCACTTGTAAATTTAGTTGTTTGTAATATATGTTGATTCAATAAGGTGTTTTGTTGCCCATCTGCTACAAATCTAAATTGGTTATCATTTAAGTTGATGTAAGTGTCTCTATCACTATCACGCATTGTAGGAAAATATACTGTTCCGCCATTGTTTCCTTCAAATTCTCCAAAGGTTGCATTATATCTAAAATCCCCTACTTGGTTCTTTCTTTGAACAGTACTTCCTGTTGGTAATTCTGCTGACCCAGTTGCACTTATAGTAAATTTTGTTGCGTTTAATCTAATGTCAGTACTGTCAGTACTTCCTATTGTATTCTCACTAGCAGTGATGTTGTCAAATACTACTTTACCTGTGCCTTGTGGACGTAATTCAATGTTTGCATTTGTTGATGTTTGCTCTATTACATTATCATATATTCTATAATCATCAATAAGTGCTTGTGATAGGTTACTGTTCAACCAACGTTTGCTTGGACTTCCTAAATTGTAAACCATGTGCGTATTAGGTTTAATGTCTTGTGCAAAAGGTGTATTGAAATCAATAGTATCGCTTGGTTGATCACCAAACTTAATTAAAGATCCTGCTAAAGTTACATTGCCTCCAGTTGTTATGTTTGGAGCCGTAACACTTGTATTAATATTATGTGTTCCTGTTATACTGTTAAATGTTATATCACCAGTTGTGCTAGTAATTTTATTAGGACTTGCAACTCTAATGTTTCCTGTTTGGACTTTTGAACCGTCTAATAAAGTTTCTTGCCCACCTGTAGTAATTTTTAAACTTGTAAGTCCACCTGCAATGGAACTTGTATCTATGCTTGTTGTTCCTTTTTCAAAGTCAATGAAAAAATCATCACCAACTCTAAAGTTACCGCTTTGATCTACTGTTTGATAATAAACATTTCCGCTGTTTGCTTCAACTATTTCGTTTGCTTGATTAATTAAAGTTTTATCATTGGTAACTTCTTTGCCTGAACCAACGTAAGCCATATTGTGTTGTATTAGATACATCAAACAATTGGCACCATCTGCCTCGGCACCTATATTTCCATATACACAGGCACTACCTATTGATCTAATTTCTGCTCCTTTTACTAAAACAGAATCACTTCTCCATCTGCCTGGTCCATTGATTGCGTATATTCCTCTGTTTGCAAAGTATGTAAAACAGTTTAGCCATTCTACTCTGACACCATTAGTCATTGTAAGTCCATCTACACCAGGTGTAATAAATGTTGCGGCATGGAATAACATACTTGCTTCGTTTGTATCATGGTCACAAACTTCACCATCTACGTAAACACCTTTACCAGCGTCTCCTTGTGCGAAGCCTCTTGGATCACTTGCACTGGTTACACTGCCTTTTGTAATAACAGTTATGTTCATTATGTAAGGCGACCTTGACGTTACCTTTGCACCACTTCTAAATCTAAATGCGTATCCTGTGTTGTCCGTGCTGTTATAATAAAAGTCTTTGATTGATACGTCTGTTACTGTTGTTTCACCATCTAATAAGAAACAATCTTTGTCATTTGTTGCAGTTGTTGGTTTGATAATACAATTTCTTAGGTCTCTACCTTTAATTGTTACTCCTGCTGGTACTTGTAAAGGAAATGCTTCTTCATATTCTCCAGGTTCTATATTAATAACTTGTCCAGAGGTAGCAATAGTCAATGCTTTTTGTATAGTTCGCACTGCACCTTGTACCGTATCACCGACGTTTGAATCTAATCCGTTAGTTGCAACATATATGTTACCAACACGTTTTGTTAAATCAATGCCTTGGTAAATTAAATTTTCTGTAAACACACTATTAGTTGTAACTTCTTCGGCATAAAGGCTCATGCGTTTTCCAGTTACACCTAAATCATATGTGTTTGTTACATCTGGAACTAGATTACCAACTATATCTGCATTGATTGTAAAATTATCTTCATCGCCCGAACCAGCAATGATAACACTACCGTCAAATGTAATGTTACCAGTTGCTTTTGTATTACCTTCGACTCTCACAGTTTTACCTGCTGTTACAATTTCATTGGTTCCAATACCGTTTGGTCTAATATCAATGTTACTATTTGTATTATAAGTTGAAATAGCATTGCCATCTATCTTTATTTGGTTTGTAGCCAATCCACCTACTGTAATATCTTGTGCAGAATTTAAGAATATAGATCCTGTTAAACTATCAATACCGGTTGTACTTACAGTTAAGTTTCCTAAGTTTAATGAATTATTAATGTATAGGTCTGGTTGTCCAGCACTTGAATTTCTAAATTTAGCAGTACCGTCTATAGTGAAGTCTCTAGGCCTGGTTACTGTTTTGATACCAATCTTTCCATCAGTATGACCAATGTATAATAGATTAGTTTCTACTGCTAGATCTGATGTTCTCTGTAAGTTGCTTTTTAAAAGCGGTCCTGAAATTCTTCCCAAAGCCATAGTTAGTACTCCTTAACTATATTTATCGGAATATTACTTCCAAGGACGGCCAGTAGTTAAAGTTCCGGTTTCTATTTGCTTTTTTTTAGATGTGTCGTTATTACCTGCTTGGTATAACGTAGGCATTAAACCCTTTTTAAGTGTAGATCTTTTGCCTGTAGCCGCACGTTTTTCAGCGGCCAATTTTAATTTTTGTTCTTGGCGTTGTCTTTTGAATTCTAAGTGTGATATACCGTTGCTAGACATTACTTGTCGAAGTTATGTAATACAGTTACAGGCTTTCCTAAAGGAACTGCTGTTGTAAACTGTATGTAATAACCTGCGGCTTTTCCCGCCGGGTTCTGTACCAGTGTGTAGTTTGTTGTTGATAACTGAAAAACGTTTTCTACCAATACTAAAACGTTCTGTGCCGCATTAGGAACTGGAAAAGCACTATCGCCACTTGCTAATGGACCAAACACTGTTTCAGTGCCGTCGCCATTACCTAAACTTTGTTGTGTTATTGTTGTAGGTTCTTGTAATCTGATAGGTTTCCAAACACCTGACTGATAAAATTCAACATAATTTTCCTGAGTGTTGTATCTTATCTGTCCAATTTGGGCAGTGCTAGGTCTTTGTGCGTTAGTTCCTCTTGGTATGTTTAAAGAGTTTGTAGACTCCATGCGTACACCTTCATCGGCATCGAAATAAATTCCTTTACCGTGTTGGATACCACGTATGTTAGTAGTTTGAGCCTTCAAAAATTTCATCTTATACCTCTAAAAAACTTACAGTTGCTGACAAATTTAATGGAGCCTGTGATACAGCAACAATGGAATCACCTGCACTCAATACCATCTTCTCTGTGTCAAAAGTAAATGTTTCTGCACCAGTAACATTTATTTCTTTACAAACTTGATTAACTGCACCAATACTTTGTCCTGAAGGAACAAAGTGTAAATCAAATTTACTGTCATTTGATCCTGTTGGATCTTCTGCCGCAGTGTTACATACCATTAAAGTCAAAATAGCATACTGTTTTCCAGATGGTACAACTACGATATTTGTGTTAGTTGATCCAATTAATGAATTTGCTAGTGCCATTTGTCCTCCTTAAAATAACATTCCATATAGTAGAGATCTGTTTCTACTAATTAATTCGTCTCTTTCACTAGTACTATTTACATAATAGATACCAGTATTTCCATTGCCTTCGGCTTTAGCATATATTTTAACACCATCTGTTGGAGCCGCAGGATCCAATATAGAGTCATCTAATCCTGGTGTTGAATTAATGTGTAATGTGTCATCAATTCTAATACTTCCAGTTCCTGGAGATTCTAAAACTAAATCACTGTTACTAAGATATGAACTAATCGTAGAACCTTTAAACATGATGTCAAATAATTCTGTTCTTTCCTCAAAGAATGTTGCAGTGCGTTGCCCATTAATATCTACAAATGCTTGTGATATAGTACTGTCTTCGCTTATATCAGTTACTTTAACCTGTGTGTCTCCACTTGTAATTTGAGGACTTGAAAATCCTAAAAAGGCATTTTGAATTCTATCTACTACAAACTTCCTGTTTGGAATGTCATCATCAAACTGAACTTGATTTTCGTAGTTGGCTGTTCCAGATACATTAATGACACCTGTACCTTGATTAATTAAATTTAAATTTGATCCGCCTGTAGCAATGTGTGTAAGAAAAAATCCTACGTTATCATTGTTTTCATCTTTAAACTTGAACGCACCTTGTTTAATTGTTTGTGTTACAGGTTCGTTGTAAGTAATAGTTTCATCAAATACAATTTCTGCATCTGGTAAAGTTCCTCTGTCTATTCTTATTCCTGAAGTTCCTAAGCCTACACCTGCTCCAGTTTCACCTTTGTTTAAAGTAATGATATTGTCTTTGATGTCTATGTTTGTAGAACTAACAAAAGTCGTTGCACCCTGTACTGTCAGGTCACCTGTGACAATAAATTGTCCAGATGCAACCCCAGTGTCCATAGTGATGGTACCACCTGGTTGAACAGTTAGTTTATAATTCCCGTTTGCAACATTAACAAATTTAGACATTCTAAAAAATCCTAATTATACAATGTAGGGGATTGCTCCCCTACACTATAAACTTTATTACGACGCCTGTGCGTCAACTACTATACTTCCAGAAGTTGCCGCCGCCTTTGTTGCAATACCACCTGAAGTGTATGCAGTGTATGACGATCCGTCAACACCTGACAATTCAAATGTGTTAGTTGCTTTGTTGGCTATTGTAAATGCAGTCTCAACGTTAAGTTCAACCATCCCAACTACTTTGCTGATTGAAATTTTATCACCGTTACTGAAACCGTGTCCCGCAGATGTAATTACTACTGGATTAGCCGCAGTTGCACCAGTGATTGTTTTTTCAATCGCTGTTGAGGCACCTGAAGCATCACGTGACCATTTATGTCTAGTCGATCCTTCGAGTTGCATTTTTCTGTTATACATTTTTGTAATCTGTTTAGTAACACCGTCACTATCAGTTACATTAATGCAGAATTCACTTGCACCTAAGCCACCTATGGACTTGTTTACAAGTGTACATACTTCTGTTTTACTTCCGTCAGTAACAGTAAATTTGTTTGCTGACCTTTGGTTTACAATGTGTGATTCAGTAGTCACTTCTCCACCTGCCGCGAATTTAACCGCAGTCACTTGGATCTTTCCTGCTCCATCACCAATGTGTTTTTTATTAATTGGTCTTCCCATTTTGTTTCTCCTATTTAGAGTCCGATGCAGGTTCTATCTGCTACGGGGTTTTGTCCCCATAAGTCCACCAAAATTATGTGGCACACCTATGACAAAAGTATTTATCCAATATGTAATAATGGGTTAGGCTTGCGAACACTTACGTTTATAAACTCGCGGATGAAGTTAAAATTACCGCTTAATGCTTCAAAGAGGTCGCTGTGTAGGTGTTTACTACACATGGTATAACTTGTACTGCCTATCTCAACAAAGTAACTAACAGACACCTTATTTTCACAATATTCAGGGAATACACCTGACAGGAATAGAGCACTATCTCCTAGTTCTTTTCCTCTCAATCGATGATTTTGGATTTGTAATAATTCCTCTGCAAATGTTGTTTTGGGTAAAAAATTTGGTTTATCTATTTTGTCAGCAAGGAGCATCACTACATAGGACTCAATTTCTAATGGCAATTGATAACCCGTAGTCTCGGATGCCTCCTTGACAATGTCGTGAAAGGCCGATGTGTATTCGTCTTTCATACATATATTTATCTGGAAAAAGGGAGCAACTATAACACTACTTGGGAGGCCTTGCTGTGAACTCACCTCCAACTTTCGATAAGCAGATCACATCTGAATTTTGCAAGGTTTAGATATGATACCTACTTCCAACCACCTCCGCCTAAACCTAGCCACTTGGCCGCGTAAAAGACTTTAGTGTGCATTACCCCCCTGCCGAAGGGTTGTTCTGCCACAAGTGCTAAGAGTTTATAACTCTCTTAGTTTGTGTTAAAGTTAATATTAATATAACATTGTTTGAAAATAAAAGCAACCGAAAAATACAAAAAGGTTTACCAAAATATCTATTTTGAATAGCCATAAAAAAAGGGCGACATAAAGCCGCCCTTTTAATAAGTTTACAATCTCTTACGAGAATGTTACGTTTGCTACACTAACTCTTGCTAGGTAGTCTGCCGCATTACCTAATGAAGAAGCAGTGTTGTTTAACTCAACATATCCGTATCTAGTCATGAAAGACACAACTGGTTCGAAAGATGATGGGTCAAGTACAACGCCACTTGACATTAATGGAATGTAAGGACAATAGAACGCCGCCGCATCTGCTTCAGATGTTCCTTTGTACCCTACTAATACATCAGTTGAATCTGATGCATAAGCGTCAACGTAAACTTTCATTGCACCATTTAAAGTACCTACTAATTTAGTATTAGTTGGTGCTTCGAACGTACCTTCAGTTGTTCTTGCGAACGCTGAAGTTGTTGCAGACTGAAGAACTGTTAACGTATGCGGTGATACCACTGCAAAGTTACCAGCACCACGTCTTGTACGTTGTGCAATTTTGTTTGCCGCTCTGTTTATCATAACAGCCAACGCCGCGTGTTCATCACCCACGAATGTTGCTGTACCTGATACTGCGTTTTGATCGTATTGAACGTCTGATTCAGCCGCACCTGCTAAAGTTCTTAATGAGTTAAGAACCTCTTGGTCGATCTCTGCAGTAATTT